CCGATCTCAGCCTCGACGGGAAAGACGTTGGCTCTTATGCCAAGTCTTCGTGCAGCTGTTACTGGAGCGGGAACTGGAACTGTTTCGGTGTACATCGTTCAATAAGGAGCTGAAATGGCTTTTCCAATCGTTGTCATCGACAGTTTCATTGTGTCTACAAGAGCTGCGGCAACAAGTTGGAACCTTTCAGCAGGACTTGTTCCATCAGGTGTAGCTGATTTTGCGTTGACTGGTGGTTCGTCAACTTTTAGTGGAACCTTTGCATCTAACGCAAACGAGTTTTCAATAAACAGTACAAACCAGTTGAGCGTAATCAATCAGCCAATTTCAATTCGTGTTGTGGGCATCACAAACATCACAGGAACGACTGTATATGCCCGTGTTTCAGACGATGCATTGACATCTACTGCTTTGCAGGCTTCACGAGCTGGATGGCAAACAGTTGGTGTCGGTTCAATGATTAACATTGAAAACAATCAGAGACTGAATGTTGGGGTATTCAAAGAAGCCCACGACAACTCAGTAACAGTTACGTTTTCAAACGCCTCAATTAATCCGGTAACCGTAATTGGATCTGGATACGTCTTCAACTGAAAGTCAACCATGAAACACCTTGTTGTCTTCACAGCTTTTGACAGGACCACAAGCGATGGTCTTTCATTTGACCTGTCTTCTACACTTGAAAGACAGCCGACGAATGGAGTTGTTCCTGATTACTTGAACTGGCTTAACACCTATACTCAAGTTGGCGGACCATACGGTTATACCTACCAACGAGTTACAGGCACGTCTCAATCCATCAATTTGAAGTTGTCTACAACATTAGGTGGAATGCAGCGATATGTTGCTTCAGACATCATTGATCTTTTGGCTGGAAATGCAACTTGGACTGCTACGGCATCGGGAACAACTTTTTCCGTACCTGTGAATAGCTATGTTGCCCTTAGAGCTGTAGCCACAAAATCGGGCGTTACTGGAGTGTCTATTTTGAACGCATCGGACAACGATACTGTTCTTGACACATTCAATGTGACGGTAGCAACTGAGCCAGCTCCTCCTGAATTCAATCCAACAGGAGAATTTTCCTCCTATGGTACTGGGTGGGCTTGGATGGCAGCAGGAACAACTACAAGTCAGATTTATCAGAGTTCAATGGGAGGAAACCAGCTTATTGGCTCTTATACATTTGACGATCCGGGTGCTGATGACATTGCAAACACGCAGCCAATTTTCTTTGGGACTCCAAACCCTCCACCAACATTGGATACTGGCAAAATTTGGAATAATTACACCTACGACAACGCCAAACCAATGATTTCTCTTAGACCGTCTAGTGTGTTTGGGTCAAACAACAGAGCTGCTGCCTTTATCGCTCAGTTTCCCAATTCATACTTGAAGGTCTATTACGGAGCTCCGAATACCTACGGAAACAACTACAGGGTTTTCACAAATCCTCGTATTTTAGGCGGGGAAAACAATATTCCTCAAGTCAACTACGTCATGTGGACTTCTTCAACAAACTTTTCGGTAAATCCATTAGCTGCAAGTCAAGCTTTCCGAATTGAACTTTACACCTCGTGATCTCATGGACGAACTCTTCAAACAACTCCACAATGCCCTAGGGGCAGAACTGCTGAACCGGATTCAATCCGGAGAAGCGAGTCCTGCTGACTTGAATGTGGCTAGGCAGTTCCTGAAGGACAACGGCATCGATGCCAACATGAAGGCATCAGAGCCGCTCTTGAACCTTGCCAAGGTCATGCCATTCGATCCCGATGAGGAGGAAGCCGCATGAGCGAGGCACAGGACAAGCTCAAGGACTTCCGCAACTTTGTATGTCTTGCGTGGGATCACCTTGGGCTTCCTGAGCCTACTCCTGTGCAGCTTGACATTGCCAAGTTTCTACAGAAGGGTCCACGGCGTCGAGTCATTCAAGCGTTCCGTGGAGTGGGAAAGAGCTGGCTAACCAGTGCATATGTTGTCTGGAGACTGCTGCATGACCCGACCCTCAATGTTCTGGTTGTATCTGCCTCCAAGCAACGAGCAGATGACTTCAGCACATTCACTCTGCGGTTGATCCATGAGATCCCGTTCTGCCAGCATCTGAAGCCCAAGGACAACCAGAGAAACAGCAAGATCGCCTTTGATGTTGGTCCTGCTCCTCCGAGTCAGGCTCCCAGCGTGGTCTCAAAGGGAATCACCAGCCAGATCACTGGTAGCCGTGGCGATCTGATCATTGCCGATGACGTTGAGTCTCTGAACAACTCTGCTACCGCCGTGATGCGGGACAAGCTGCTGGCCAGCACGGCTGAGTTCGAGGCAGTCTTGAAGCCGGGTGGGGAGATCATCTACCTAGGTACGCCCCAAACGGAACAATCGATTTACCACGGTTTGGCCGAAAAGGGGTATGTGACCCGCGTATGGCCAGCACGGTTTCCCGAAGAGCGCCTTAAGGTCGCATTCGGTGAGAAGTTGGCTCCACTGCTCCGCATAGGCAAGTCTGGAGACCCCACGGATCCCAAGCGATTCGACGCTATGGATCTGATGGAGCGTGAGGCGTCCTATGGCAGAACGGGCTTTGCGCTCCAGTTCATGCTGGACTCGACCCTCAGCGATGCTGATCGGTATCCACTGAAGATCAACGACTTGATTGTGTTTGGTCTCAACCCAGAGAACGCTCCTGAGAAGCCCATCTGGGCGATGAATCCAAACAACATCGTCAAGGATCTGCCTTGCGTCGGCTTCAACGGTGATCGCTTCTACGCTCCCATGGAGATCCAAGGACGATGGATTCCCTATGAGGGTGGGATCATGGCAATCGATCCTGCGGGCCGTGGTGGCGACGAGACGGCTTACTGCGTGGTCAAGATGCTGAATGGCTTCTTGTATGTGACACAGGCAGGAGGACTTGCTGGTGGCTACGGCGAGGAGGTCATGAAGAAGCTGACCAAGATCGCCAAGGACAACAAGGTCAATCTGATCCTGATTGAGTCCAACTTCGGTGACGGTATGTTCACTGAGCTGCTCAAGCCGTACCTGCTGCGTGAGTACCCATGCACCACTGAAGAAGTCAGACACAACATCCAGAAGGAACGCCGGATCATTGACACTCTGGAGCCTGTGCTGTGTCAGCATCGTCTGGTCTTGGACATCGCAGTCATCAAAAACGATTACGAGTCCACCAAAGCATATGCCAGCGAGAAAGCTCTCCAATTTTCACTTATCTGGCAGCTCAGTCGCATCAGTCGAGCCAAGGGATCTCTGTACCACGATGACCGTCTTGACTGCCTCAGCATGGCTGTGGGCTTCTGGGCAGACAAGATGGCTCAGGATGCAGACAGGAAGATGGCCAACTTCAGGGAAGAGATGCTCCAAAAAGAACTAGAGAGGTTTATGGAACACGCTGTAGGCCACCGTCCCAAGGAGGACACATGGATGTAGACGAACTGCAAATCCTGATGGCTTCTGTTGTTCTGCTCTACGAAGACCATCTCAAGTCCAGTGGTCACATCAGCTCTGCCAAAGACCTAGCCCGAGGCATGAGAATGATGCGTGAATCCGTCTCCCCCGAAATCATGGAAATGTGCAAGGAGTTTAAATGCCAAGCCCCTGTGAAGGCAAGAGCCTAAACAAGCCCTTCAGGACTCCCGGTGGACCCAAGAAGTCTGCTGTCTGCGTCAAAGACGGGGAGAAGACCAAGATCGTCCGCTTCGGTGATCCCAACATGAAGATCAAGAAGCACATTCCCGGACGCCGCAAGAACTTCCGAGCACGACACAACTGCGACAACCCCGGACCAAAGACCAAGGCTCGCTATTGGTCTTGTAAGGCTTGGTGAACCATGGCACGAGACTACAAGAAAGAATACCGTGAGTACCATGCAAAGCCGGAGCAGATCAACCACAGATCAAACCGGAACAAAGCACGAAGACTCATGATCAAAGAAGGAAAGGTCCGTAAGGGAGACGGTAAAGAAGTAGACCACAAGAACGGGAACCCCAAGGACAATAGACGTTCCAACCTTCAAATCATGTCTCGTAGAGCCAATCGGAGGAAAGCTTGAAGCTCCCCCTAGTCCTTATATATGGCCACTACAGTATTCCTGTAGTTACCTCTAAGTTACCTGAAGGTGACTTTGGTGAGTTCTCTTTCTTTCCTTACCCTAGGATTGCTATTAATCTTAGGTTGAGAGAGGAAGTAGAAACTAGTACCATACTTCATGAGGTCATGGAGATGATCTCTGAGATCAATGGTCTCAACCTTGATGAATCTCAGATCCGCACTCTGGAGGTTGGTCTCATGACTGTCTTCCTTCAGAATCGTTGGCTGGTTGACCGTCTTCGGAAAAGCCAGCAGGAGCCCATTACAGACCATTTAGATTGGCCCCCTAGTCAGAGCCTACCGGACAGTCCGGAAGCCTTATAGACGATCCTAGGGCCATTAGAAAGAACACCATGAAGAAGAAGCCACAAGGTATGCGTTCTGAACTCAAGATCCATGGCAAGAAGCACGAGAAGGGTGAGTCTGCCAAGTTCGAGAAGAAGGAAAAGAAGATGAAGGGCTACAAGGGGAAGCAGAACAAGAGTTCCTATTGATGGAACTTTAAGTTCTACTTCTGGTAGGGTCGAATGTTTGGGGAAAAAATCTGAGAGGGTTTGAAAGAGGAAGTGAAACTCAAATACCCCCATATACCCAGTACTACTGATTTACCAGAAGTTCCCTATCGTCTATTTCGGTTCTATTCCACAGGACTGATGTGGCTTAACTCTGGACTTCTGAAAGGGATTTGAGCATCACAGGCAACTTGTAGGGAACTTAAGGTTCTCTTTGAGGGCTTGAGGTGCAGCGCGGGGAGGTGGGCCTATGGCTTTACCTTCCCGTTTATTCATCTCTGACTGTCTCTAACCATCGCTGGTCATCTCTAACTCTCTCTAACCATCTCTGGTCATCTCTGACTGTCTCTGATGCACCTCTACTGCATCTCTGGTTGTCTCTGTACTTCTTTCTTCTATTCTTCTTTCTCTCCTGTCTGTATGTACCTAGGTAAATCTCTGATGTATCTATGTGTGTGCCTATGTACATCTCTGATGTATCTCTGTTGTGTCTCTGTATGTCTTCTGTTGCTCTCTTACTTCAAGACAACAAGACAACCAATGGTGCTGCTGACGTTTCTTTTTATTCGCAGTGCCAGAAACCTACGGTTTCTCGCGCTCTTCCCTCTGGTGTTCAAGACATCAACAGACAGCCTTACGAATCCAACAGGCATTCGCTGCAACTTCAGCTGCGCCTCAGTGCTGCTCATGTACCCTCGCTCAAACCTTGTCGCTGTACGCTCAAGCGGGGCTGCTGCTCTCTCTATCATGGGGGTACTTCCGCCACTCCCGCCTAGCGGTGGGGGGAGGCC